ACTTGCACACCGCAGCATGGTACGTGGACGGCTTCGAGGCCGCGACCGGGCAGAAGGTGCTCGGCTACGTGTTCGCAGCCGTCGAGCACGACTGGCCCCACGTGGCCGCGCCGTACATGGTGCCCGACGACGTGCTCGACCTGGCGCGCGCCGACAACCGGCGGCTGCTGAACCTGTACGCCGAGTGCAAGCGCACCGGCAACTGGCCGGGCTACTCGCCGTCTATTTCCTTGATCACCCTGCCCGTTTGGGCGCAGAAACAACTGGAGAACGCATGACCGAAGTGATTGAATCCCCCTTTGCAGCCCGCACCGCCGTCGCGCCTCACGACAGCGCCGGCTCGCGCCAGAACCAAAGCCGCGAGCTGGCCGAGACGCAGACCAAGTACCTCATGGCCGAGCGCTTCCCGCGCGACGAGGTGGCGGCGATGGACCGCATCCTCAATGCGTTCTCGCGGCGCACGCTCGCCGAGAAAGCGCAGTACCAGTTCGCCCGCGGCGGCAGTGACATCGCCGGCCCCAGCATCCGGGCGGCCGAGGCCATCGCCCAGCAGTGGGGCAACATGGACAGCGGCTGGCGCGAGCTGCAGCGGGGCACCGACCCGACCGGCGTGCCGTTCTCCGAAGTCGAGGCGTTCTGCATCGACCTGCAGGGCCGCAACAGCAAGCGGCTGCAGTTCATCGTGCGGCACTGGCGCGACACCAAGCAGGGCGGCTACAAGCTCAAGGACGAGCGCGACATCTACGAGCTGTGCGCGAATCAGGCCCAGCGCCGGCTGCGCGCCTGCATCCTGGCATCGGTGCCCGGCGACGTGACCGAGGCCGCCATGCAGCAGGCCGAGGTGACGCTAAAGGCGAACGCCGACACGTCGGCCGAGGCCATGCACAAGATGCTGGAGGCCTTCGCGCCCTACGGCGTGACGAAGGAGCACATCGAGAAGCGGATTCAGCGCCGGCTCGACGCGATCCAGCCCGGCCAGGTGGTGAGCCTGAAGCGCATCTATGCCAGCCTGCGCGACGACATGAGCACGCCGGGCGAGTGGTTCGACATGGGAGCCGCGCCTGCGCCGGCTGAAGCGAGCGCCAGCCTGGATGCCGTGAAGGCCGCGACCGCGGCGAAGAAGGCCGGCAAGGCGCCGCAGGCGGCCAAGGTGGATCAGCAGACCGGCGAGATCAGGGACGGCTCCGGCGCCGGCAAGACGCTCGCCGCCTTCAAGGTCGCCATCGACGAAGCCGGCGACGCCGAGGTGGCTGCGCTGGTGCTCGATCAGGCGCGCGACGAACTGGACAGCACGGACAACGCGACGCTGGTGGAGCACTTCCGCGCCAGGTGGGAGGCCGCCTGATGGACGCCCCGATCTACGTCGTCGTCTGCGCCAACGACAAGCCACACCCGCGCTGGGGCGCAGACCACGAAGGCGCGATCGTGCACGAAACCTACGTCAAGCACGCGACGCTGGAGAAGGCGCGCGAGCGCTGCGGCATGTTCGAGCAGCACGGGGCGACCCGCGTCGGCCGCGTGGTGTTCGAGGATGTGGACGGGAGCCCGCTGTGAGCGCACAACTCTCCCCCCTAGAGCGCATCGGCCAGTTGGCCATTGCCGAGCAAGAGGCGCGCCGCGATCGCGCCAAGGCTAGGACAGCACTCACCAAGGCGCGGCGCGCATGGATGGAGAACTGCGGCGAGTTCTTCGATCCCAAGGAGCAATGGGACAGCGACGACGCTGACGCGCAGCAGATGCTCTCTGCGCTCAAGTCGCGCGATGAATCGAACAAGGCGCTGCGACTCGCGCAATCACGCCTGCGCTATGCCATCGCCAAAGCCGGAGCCCCCGCATGACCACCCTCCGCACCCAACTGCAGCTGGCCCGCCTGGACCACATCAAGACCCGCCTGCGCGTGGCGATGGCCGAGCGGAAGCGCGCGGCGGAAGAAGCCGACCTGCCGGTGTGCGCCGGCTGCGGCAAGCGCCATGCGGCCGGGCCCGGCCTCGTGAAGCTGATCCACCTGATCGGCGGCGACGACGAGCCGGCCGAGCAGGTGCCTGCCGGACCGCATTTGAACTGACCCACCACCCCAAGGAGCCCGACCAATGTTCGAACTGACCAATACTCCCGCCACGCTGACCAGCGTCACCCCGCGCACCGAGATTCATGGCGACGACAAGGTGTTCGCCATCAGCCTGGGCCTGAAGATCACCGGCCCGAACACGCTGCTCGACAAGCTCACGCCGGCGCTGCGGCACATGATCTACACGGCCAAGCCGGACGCCACGCCCGAGCTGCCCGGCGTCGAGGAAAGCACGCCGCTGCTGCGCTGCCCCGGCGTCGAGCTGATGACGCTGAAGGCCGCGCTCGAAGGCTGGACGCTGGCCGTCGACCACGGCATTGACGAGGCCGACCCGATTACGCTCGGCGGCTGCAAGGTCGACAAGTTCAAGGTCGCGCCCAGCCAGGGCGGCGCGGTCGACCTGATGTTCCGCATCGGCAGCAACGATGTCGACGCCGAAGAGGCGGGCCTGCTGTGCTCGCACTTGAGCCAGGAGATCAGCATCACGTTGACACCGCCGGCGCCCAAGCCCGAGGCCATCGACGGCACCACCGGCCACCCTGGCGCGCAGCCTGGGCCCGACGCGGGCGAGCTGTTCGCGGACGCGCACGGCGGGCCCGAGGATGATCCGAGCGAGGGCGGGGAAACCGACATTGCCGGCCGCGGCGACAACTGGCCGTTCCCGCGCGGCGATGCTCAGGGTGGCGACGGCGCCAGCGCTGATCTGCAGCCCGGCGCTTCGCGAGCCGCTCGCACCGAGCGCGGCTACCGCAAGACGCGCGAGGCGCTGGAGAAGGGCGCGGCCGAGCATGCGGCGGCGGAGGCGAAGTGATGTCTCCCGACATCCTCACGGTCGCCGGCCGCTACTTCGACTTCGTGCGCCCCGAACAGTGCGACATCGGCATCGAAGAAGTCGCGCACGCCCTGTCGAACATCTGTCGCTTTACCGGTCACGTAGTCAAGTTCTACAGCGTGGCGCAGCACAGCGTTCTGGTGTCGCACATCGTTCCTCCGGATGACGCACTGGCGGGCCTGCTGCACGACGCCGCCGAGGCATTCATCGGCGACGTATCTAAGCCCCTGAAATCGCTTCTGCCGGACTACAAGGTGATCGAGGATCGCGTCGAGGCTGCGGTGTTCGCCGCGTTCGGCTTGCCGGCGAAGTTGCCTGCCAGCGTCAAGCGAGCCGACCTGGTGGCGCTTGCCACCGAGCGACGCGACCTCATGCCGTGGCACGCAAGCCGATGGGATTGCACCGAAGGTCTGGAACCCTTACCTGGCGCTATCACGCCGCAGGAGCCGGCGATCGCATGCCGGATCTTCCTGGAGCGCTACAGCGTGCTGACTGGAAAGGCGATCGACTTGTGAGCGCGATCTACCTCGCCCTCGAAAGCATCGCCGACGTGGAGCGCGCGGCGCAGCGGTTGGTGCAGGAGGCCGAACGCCTCGGCGTCGTGCTGACGGTGGAGCAGGTGCCACTGCAGCCGCTGGCGATGGGGCACTACAAGACGGTCGTCGGCGTGCGGCCGGCGCGGAGCAAGCCATGACCACCCCCAAGCCGGCGCTGCCGGAGCCTGTGCCACCCAACGCAGAGGGAAGCACTACATGCATCGTGAGATGGATGGTGACGACGCGGGACGGCCTCTGGCTGGGCGCCTGGGATAAGGAGGCATTCGCTGCTTACACCCAAGCCGCCATCGACGCCGCCGTAGCAGAGGCGCGGGCTGTGCCGGCCGATTGGGCGGATCAGGTCGAACAGCGGCTGTTGACGTGGCGGCAGCGCATGATGAATCGCAGCGGCGACCGTCTCGCACTCGATGACTTCATGGGGCAGGACAGCATCGACGACCTGATCGACTTCGTGTGCGCGCCGCTCGCCGCCACCCCCTCACCCGCAGAGCAGCCCAAGCCTGCGGTGCTGGATCGGGCCGCCCCTGCATCTGAGGGAAGCGGCGGCGATGCGACCGAAGCCTCGCTGAGCGA